ACTTGGCTAAGTCAAGAGGGACTAGCGCGTGAGGGATTATATATTATGGGATTAATTTTACTGGTAGCAGTAATGAATGGAAGCGCTAAAGCTTTGGTTGATTTTATTTTAAGAAGGGAAAAAGAATGAAAAAAATCAGTAGAGTTAAATCGCATCTATGGCAAGTTGCCATGGGTGATTATGGCACAGCTCATGTTTATAAATTTGTCTTGGCATTGCTGTTTATTGCATTAGGCGTATTCGCTGCAGTATCAAAACAACAAGAATTAGTGCATTTAATTATTAATGGTTCAATGATGTTAATTGGAGTATTATACTTATTAGTAGTTTTAGATAAAATAACTAAAATTAGTCATAAAGCATTAATTGAGTATTCAAGTATTGTTTTGTTAATTGTAAATCTAGCATTAAGTTTGATGGGTGAAAATGATAAAATGGACTCAATTAGTTATGGCGTGTTTGGTTTATTTATTTTATTACTTAGTTTACGGACGGAAGACAAAGATGGAAAAAATCATTGATAAACTAGAACCTATACATTTATTTATTTTGCTTTTAGTTGTAATATGTTTTTTCGGGTATACTTTAGTAAGGGGTATAGTTGTAAAATGGGGCGATAAAGAATTTGGAACTGGAATAAAAAATGATAAAAGCTCTAATTCTTAGTATAATCTTATCTGGCTGCGCGTCAGGGTATTATAACAGTGCTGCGGTAAGTGCAAGTTATTGCCATGGCACATACAGTCTAACTTGTGAATTTAAATAAGCCCCGAAAGGGGCTTTGACCAACTCTGGCATTACGTCCAACTTTAATAAGCGATATGATATAATTAGGTTAGTTTAATTTTAAAAGAAAGACCAATAATGGATCACAAAGTTAGCCAAGTTGGCAAAGAAGCCTTAAAATTCTCTGAAGGGGTAAGAGAAACCTGTTATTACGACTCCAAGGGTTTACCTACAATCGGGGTTGGACATCTAATAAAACCCACCGAACAACACCTTCTAACAGGTAGGTTAACCATGTCGCAAGTCGATGAGATGTTAACCCATGACCTAGCAGTAGTTGAAAACTGGATCAATGCTCATTGCAAATGGAGTAACCCTATTAACCAGAATGAATTTGATGCCTTGGCAAACTTTTTATTCCAGTATAATATCGATTCATCCAAATATACAAATACCCGTGCAACCATCATCAGTGGTAATCGGGATAAGATTGCGCAGGCTCTAATGCAGTTTGTGAATATAACAGCTGGCAAAGGTGACCAAAAACTGTTACCTCGCCGCATCCGTGAGATAAAAATGTTTAGAGGTTAAACCATGCAACCAAACAGTATGACGTACGATTCACTAGTGAAGTCGCTGGTATCCTACAATCAGCGTAAGAACGAAGCTGACTTCGCTGACTTTATCCCCCAGTTTATTTCTATGGCTGAGAATAGGTTAGCTGGTATATTCAAGAACCTTGGGCAGCTTAAGTATGTAAGTACCAACGAAGTGACTTCTACAATTAATAAACCAGAGAACTGGCGTTGCACCCGATCATTTAGAGTCAGCAATACCGTTACTGGTGAGACCAGAACTTTGTTAGAAAGAAGTTATGAGTTCATTAAGCAGTATGACTCTGAGGCGATTCAAGACTCACCACTTGAACTACCTAAGTACTATGGAGACTACGACTTCTATAATTGGGAGGTAACCTATATCAATCCATCATTGATAGGTAAACTCCATTTAGAGGTAGGGTATTATGAACGCCCGCCATATTTATCCCCTGCAAACCAGCAAAATTGGTGGACCCAATATTCACCACAATGTATCTTATACTCTGCGATGTTAGAGACCGCTCTATTCCTGCGAACCCCTGAGAACATTCAATACTGGGGAACTTTGTTACAACAATCCGTCTCTGAGATTTCTAAAGAAGACGCTAACAGAATTGTAGATTGGGCTTATGCGCTCAAAGGAGCCACCGAATGACACAATGGAATGATTCAATAACTAACAATCCACTCCCTTATAATCCATCTGGGATGGACTTCGAGTTGGCGCCTACAGACAGCTCGTTGTCTATAGAGCAGCTCACAACGGTAGCATACATTAAATGCAACTCACTTGCTGATAATCCAAAAGTTGTACTACCGGTCGATTTTAATGTTGGCTCACTTATGTTTATATCCAACACCGGAACAACCGAATTTACCTTAATGTCGGCTACTGGATTAAGTATAGTATTCATCCCTGCTGGCACGTTTTGGGTTGTTTCAAATACTCCGACGGAGTTCACTTATTCCCCTCTTAATATCGCCGTGAGCTATGTAGTATCCCCGTCAGCAATCGCAGGCGCGGGGCTCGCTGCGAACACAGACAACACGAAGTTAAACGTACAAGGGGAGGTGACCTGGGTAGACACTGAGCAGTACATCGACGATATATACACCCTGCCAACTTTAGTTAGCGGCGCGGCTTTTATTGGAATCAACCAAGGAGGAGATTGGATCCTCCCGGCATCAACCATTGACCAAGTTGGAATGATTCTCAACCTAAAGAATAGCTCTCCGTCTGCAATCACAGTTAAGTGCCATGCAGGAGGTAACTACGCCATAGATTTTGCTGGGTTAGAAACAGACCCATGGATGAACCAATCGGTTACGTTGTCACCTGACGATAGTCTGGTGCTAATGTACACTGGTCGAGGCCCACAGGACAGCAACCCTAAGGCGATGTATTATATTTTAAGCCATGACACCTCAGACAGTAACTTTGTTACAGAAACATTAATCGAGGTACCAACCAATGCTGCAGGGTCCATTCAGTTGCCGCCTTATGCGTACCTCAGGAATAGTTTAATCTTTCAAGACGTAAATCCTTCGGCTGCGTCCGCAGGCGATTTTATATTCACGGTGGCGAATCCAATTCCGCACATGTATTTCTTGTCCTCCAATCTAAGGGGGCTTGACTACACAATCACAGTCAAATTTTCAGGCGGCGGACAAGGCAAACAAGTTACTTTGTCTCCAGCTAAGTCATTCATAGCACTCACTGTTACCTCAGAAGGGTTAGTGTCGGTAGCCAATTAAACGGATTAAGGAGTACAACATGGCGGTTTCGTATGTAGTTAATGAGGTGTTAAACCTAAATTGGGCAAACGAAGATGGCCCGAACCCCATCGCAGACTATGTTTTTCTTACAGGCATAGGGAATGTTAATTTACCCGCCGTAAAAAAGGGGGCAAGCGGAACAATTTGGTGGCTCGTGAACAACGGTGGGGAAACCCTTGAATTTTTTTCAGGTGGCGAAAGTTTGTTAGCCCTACCCCCAGCCACGGCTTTATGTATCCAGTTGAGCACAGTGTTACTATCTCCGCTCGAATGCTGGAGACTAGTGACGACCCTTAGTGTCCCTGGGGTGCCGAAGTTTAACCAGTTGGCCCAAATTACAAGTGATGGAATTGGTCGGTCCTACAGGGGTAAATTAGAGGCCGTCTCACAGGTGGAGTGGGTGGAGACGGACACCGTGGTGGATGAGTTCCTCTCAGGGAAGATGTACTTATTTACAGCAGCGGTAAGGATGAGATTACCAACCCCCGCCGAATCATCTGCAGGCGGGTTCGTGTACTTGAAAAATGGGTCATTGGGTAGTGTTATCATAACAACTAACTCAATCAACACCCAGTTCGATGCAGGGGATAAGGAGCTGGTATTAGAACCGGGTGATGCTTGTTCGCTTATGTATACTGGTCTTGCACCACAGCCGGGAAGCGCACAGCCCAAGCGGTTTTATGTTAGGACCGGACGGTACGGTCAGCAGTCGAATCTCATCAGGGAATCGTTGATTACACTACCTCTATCCTTTACTGACTTAATCCCGTCCTCCGTCAAAACAGGGGCCACGCCCACTAATATCCTCACCTTCAAAACAAAGGCGTCTGTTTACGCCGTGGTTCTCAATACCGGGGCTGCATCATTTAGCCTGTACAAATGGGGCTCTACTAATTTTTACCCCATCACCACTATTGGCACACCTAACGCCCCAACAGAATTAACCACCTATACCTTAGTTGACGGCGGCCCTCAATTTCTTAGTATAATCAGTGCCACTAGCGACACCCTTAGTACGTATATTTTTGATGGGACTACGTTCGCTCCAGTAGGTGACCCGATTGGGACGCCAGCCAACCCTCGCGGGCTGGCAACTTTTAAAGATGGCGACGTCACCTATCTAAGTTTTGGGGCCAGCTCAGTAAATAAACTCATAACCTATTACTGGAGTGGAACCACGTTCGTAGATGCAGAGAACGCCCCGACTGTCCCCGGGGAGCCCAGGGCACTAGTGAGTTTTAAAGATAACCTGAGTCGCTTTATGGCAGTAACAAGTAAAACCGATGCGACTATATCGTTTTACAAATGGAGCACAATGAAGTGGGCAGACGTGGGGAGTACAGCCACCACCTCAGGGGCCCAAGCCTTACATTCCTTCACAGTTGGGTCGACTAACTTAATGAGTGCGGTGTGCGAGGGGAGTAAGCAGCTACTCACATACCGGCAGAGTGGAGCCAATTTAACCCTTATGGACTCGTTAGACGTAGTGCTTAGTCCCACTGCATCAACCAATTACACCTACGCGGGACGGGGGTTCACTTCGGTGGTTGGATCAGCTGCAGAAATCAGGTCATACCAATGGAATGGGGCTGGGTTTCAGTCTTTGCAGATCACGCCAATCGCCACGCCAGCGGCGGCCGTTGATTCTATTTCTGTGGGGACAGGTGTGTATGTCAGCACCACATCCCCCTCCACCAATAAACTAGCGGTGTACCAGTGGCTACCCCACTCCCTTACTATTGCGAACACAGTGCCTTTTACAAAACTGAACGCGAGTGCAATTATGTATACCATTAAGGGGACCCCTTTTCTGAGCTGCTTCTCTTCAGATGGGTTTCATGGGCATGGGATGTTAGAGTCGTTTAGGTGGAATGGGTCAGGATATGTTCAGGATGTGCCCACTACAACGGGGTTGAGCAATATAACAGCTTATTTAGCTGAGTTTGTTTCCAGTGATGGGTCTACGAACCTCATTATTGCAGACGGCCTTACCCCTAATGGGACGGTTTTAAGATGGACGGGGTCCAGATTTGAAATCTTGACCACGTTCCCCATTGTTATAGGTAACTTCCTGAGAGGAATGTACCGCTGGTACCTAGCTGGCGTGCCGTACATCTGCCTATATGGCAACACACGGTATGTGTATGTGTATGCATGGAGTGAGGGCGCAAAAACGTTCAACTTAGTTCAATCGCTCGATCTCGGGGGTGGTATAAACGGTTGGGCGGCGGCACATTACACCATGGGAGCGGTTCCTTACCTGAGTGTTTGTTGTGCACAGAATGGATTGATAAAGTCCTTTCAATGGAACGGCGCTTACTTTACAGACTCCTCTACATTTATTGTACCAGTGTACCAAGGGGGGTGTAATGACCCTGGGCCTGTCGTAGCCTGGGCTCAAGATGGTGCGCAGTTCCTAAGCTTCACCACGGGGAATTTATCCCTGGGCGCCCCAAATATGTTCACGACTATAAAATGGAATCCAGACATTGGCAATTTTGAGGTTGTAGATAGAGTCAATGGCGATCATAGGAGTTACAGCGTGGTTAGCTACCTAATAGGCTATACCCGATATTTCTGCTTTAGCGGGCAAGGGGCTTCAACGTCTGTAGGCGCAGTATTTACCTACAAATGGAATGGTTTGGCAATGGACTTAGTTGAAAAAACCAACCCCACAGGGTTAATCGAAGAACTCTATACTTTTGTTAATGGGAATGAGCAGTTCATAGGGGGCCTCAATAGCTCCCAGGTTGTGACTTATTCTTTTTCTGGGACGGTATCACTGGAGAAGATGAGCGAGATAGGTACAGATGTTAACCCGGTTGGGGTGACATCTTACCTGGTAGACGGGAGTCTCTACTTTAGTGTTATATGTAAAAACAGCAACAGATTAAACACCTTTAAATGGTCCAGTCTAGGCTTATCATTCATAGGCTATGTAGGGACGGACACCGCCCCAGGGTGGGTTATTAGTTATAACATAGATGGGTCCAAATACGTAAGCATAACTAACTCTGTAGCTAACACTATGGGGACATACTTATTTAGTCAGGATAAGTTAATTAAGGTTGGAAGCTTCCAGCAGACAGGGACCACCCCTCAACAACTGGTATCCTACGTGAACGAAGGGGTTTTTTATATAAGCACGGCTAATTCAGGCTCAAACACTTTGTCAACTTTTTATTGGGCGGGTGTGGATAAAGGGTTCCTCGACGCGGGGTTGCCTGCATCGAGTAGTAAAACAAAGCTAACCGGAGCAGCAACGTATTACGACAGCTCAACCGACACCGTTTATTTGTACGCTTCTTCGGTGAGAGATGCCACTATTGAGACGTATAAATTAGCTGAGCCGGCGTTTACTTTGAGTGGCGCACCCGTTTCAACAAGGGGGGTGAACCCATCGGCAATGGTGGGGCACAAAATTAACAATGAGACCTATCTCAGCTTAGTTAATACTGGTAGCAACAGCCTACAGACGTTTAAGTGGAACGGAGTAACCGCCGTGCCAGTAGGTGACCTGATTCAGACGGGGGCCACCCCTACATCCTTGTCGCAATATACCGCAGACGGGATACCATCTCTATCGGTAGTTAATAGTGCGGATGGCACATTTGGCACCTACAGGTGGAATGAGTCTCATTATGCTATTGAGTCAACCACCAAAGTCGTTGGGCCTCAGCCGTTTGGGGTAGCTGCGTTTACCAGTCCCTTAGCTGAGACCTTGGTTAGCGTAACTAACTCAGGGGATAACACTTTCGCTACGTACTCGTCGAATTTGCTGCCGCAGCGAACCCTGTCGCCTGACGTAGCCAGTGGTGAGGTTTTGGTGTTTACCGATCAAGATGGGGCAGTACCTTCGGCAGGGGAGTTCACAGTGTACATTCCTCGCTCCAGTCCACGGGTGTATCTGTTGAAATGCGTAACCAAGCTCCCTACTACGGTCGTGGTAGTTAAATTCGCAGAAGGAGCGGTCGACCAATCGATAACGATTAATAATCAATCGGGAATGGTGGCAATCCAAGTATCAGGCACCGGTGTGGTCCACCGTCTTTTTTCACCCCTTGGTGGATGAACCAAAAGGGCACTAATTAAACTAGTGCCCTTTTTATTACATGAAGTTCCAAGGCTTCCCCCTTTTCACCCTTCCCCTTCGTTCTCTTTGTCGTCTATATCAGGGAACCCGTGAGGTAGCCCATCAGGCGGTAGCCCGTTGCCTCTATACCGTAAATGTGGTGGGATATATTGGTTAATGGTCTGCTGTGCAGTTTTATACTCAACTTGATAGTCTTCCATATCTAACTGGCCCTCCTGCGTTTGAACAAGCGCAGCTTTGCCATCCTCTTGTACCACATACAATCTCGGTTTACCATCCACTATTTTTAGATATGACATCGGAACGATTTGATCTGGGCGCGGGTGGTCGAGGACAATGGGCACTAATCTTGGTTTCCAATTCACCCATGGGTTAGGACCATCTTGACAGGTCTTACAAACCCACAACCCCGGCATCGCCAAATCCTTCACCAAGTCGTTATACCTATACTTTTGTTTGCAGCGGTCACAGACGGCGATGGCCCCGTTACCTGATGCGAACCCTCTTGATACAGTCATTCCTCATCCTCCCCACCGTTGCTCACAGATCGAATAATCGAACTAAGTTTACTACGTGTTTCCGTGAGAGCTGTTAACCGCCCGATTACATAATGGTGACGCTCAAGGGTTACGGCAGGCGCCTGCGTAGCTAACTTAGTATACTCCTCAATCTCTTTATCTAAGTGCCGTTTAATGCTGTCTACAATCACTCCATTCATCTTGTATATCCTCTAATTTTAGTATAAACATTAACTGGTGCGCGATCGGTGTTGGCACACTGGGCTTCCATTTGAGCTTGGCGGGCTTCTTCCTTAAGCGACGGTATCATTTCTTTTGTCGCGCCTGGCATTAGATAACACAGTTCAACAGCCAAAAGTTTAACCACAACGTCCTGCGCCCAGATCGGCACGTCGATCCTACCTGACAGTATGTCCGGTGCGGCCATTTGATTCTCAACCCGCAGCACGCACTGCCAATCGTAATAGTTGATTGGTTTACCCCAGAGTGTGAACAGTGGATTCTTTTGTTTATTGAAATAGTACAGCAAAGGTTGCTGATATTGGTATTTCATCGGGTACGCACTGTAGTCATCGCGATTCATTTGAGACATTGGCAACTCAGTACAATTAGTTAAATTGGCTGGATAAGCGTGACGAAGTCGTAGGGTTTCACCTGTAGGGATGGATATGCGTACACCATTGTATAGCTGGGGTTTATTGTACTCCAGCCACACCCATGCACCATCGGAGTAGGTGGCGGTTGGAACCTGTTCGATTAGTTCCCAAGTTAAACCATAGTCTATAGTTCCCTCTATGGTTAACGTTACCGTCTGTTCTCCGAAGAAAAATAAACCTAAAGTTCCCAACGAATATGCTGCCTGACCTAAAAACAGGAGCTTGAAATAGTCTGTGGTTTCGGCGTAAGCATAGTAATCTTGGCGCTGCATTAGAAACGCTGGGTCCGTCCCACCTGTCGCCACATACTCAATAACGTTGGTCATTCTCCACTGGGCGTTGAGAATATTGTATACGGTATTTGACAAAGGGTACTCAATCTGGTCTTTGTTTAATCCTACAACCGTGCGCTTTACAGCCCATAATGGGAGGCCCTTATTCAGCATCCCCGCAAGGATAGTCTGAAGCTTGAGCTTACTATATTGTATAATAGCAGGAGTTATCCCGCCATCTTTAATGCCTACCATCATGGAAGCCATTGAGATGACGTTATCTACAGTTAATTCAATTCTTTGAGGTGTGAGAGAGGTATCCATAATTATTCCTTTAAACAACTCAAATTTTACCACGAGAACACTATGCCTAATCAAGATATTATATATAGCCTAAATCAGAAACCCGGGATTTGGCGGGACTGGACGCCTGTTTCATCGCCAGGATACGTAGATGGAGAGAATGTGCGGTGGTTACATAGTCGCGCTAAAAAGATCGGAGGCTGCCGCCAGATCGCGGGTGTTGGGCTGACACCAAATGGCACATACCTAACAACCAATGGGCTGCCTTTAGCGGCAGACAGATCCAACATAGCGTTGACTGGCAACGTGCGTGCTATCAAGATATACCCATATAATACCAAATACATCATAGTAGCCTGCACTGATGTAGATGGCGACTTCTCCCAATTGGATGCAGTTGACCCCTCAGTAACTTTAACCCCCTCTGGCGTATGGATAGGCCTATCTGACGATTCATTCGGGAGCAATGTAATTATGTACCCCGTTCGTCTCCAAAGGCACTTAGCCCTCCCCCCGGAGGGAGGCTCCCCAAAACCCACCGCATTTGGACCTGGACAGTATAATTGGTCTATCTCTATTTATGGCACAACTAGTGGTGGGGCGGGGGTCGACTCCCCAACCGCTCAAAACATATCAGAGTTATCAGCGCTGGGGTTAGTTATCCATGCGGAGTCAACCCTACAAAACCCCAATGATGGATCGAATGGTTACGTGTACTTTGGTAAACTGGGTACTATGTTGAACTTTGACGTCATCGCTAACTACGTAGCTGATCCAAACCTAGCGACTGTACCAACAGAGGTGGACAAACGGGTGTCGCCTAAATATGTATTTTCCCCTATGATGTACCCGATTACGTCCGATCCAATCGATGGAACGATACCGAGCCCAAACCCATACCTTAAACCACTACCAGTCGATACAAACGCTATCGTATCCACTTCAGATGTTTGGGTGTCTGGCGGGTCAATAACTACCGGTCCATTCTTGTTTGCCTATGGGAACAATGGGGTCATTCGCAATTGCACAGCCAACTCCCCTGATTGGTGGTTTAACATGGGTAACCAGTATTACAACTACAACCCACAATTGGCCAACGATGTTAACATTGACAATTACAAAATCATCAAAGGATTACCAATCCGTAGTGGTGTAGCACTGTCCGCTGCATTCTGGACGTCTAACACGGTTCTGGTGGCGACATTTGTTGGGGCGCCCGCCATTTTTAACTTCTCTATATTAGATACAGCGTCAACTTTGCTTGCCGCTAACGCGGTGGTGGAGCACAATGGGATATTTTATTGGGTGGGGACAGAGCGGTTTTACAGCTCAAATGGTCAAGCCGTGTCCGAATTAGATAACAATGTTAACCTAAATTGGTTCTTTGACAACGCCAACTCCAGCCAAAGAGGAAAAGTCTATGCCTTCAAAGTGCCCCGTTACCATGAAATATGGTGGTGTTTCCCGAAAGGTAGCGCGACTGAATGTAACCATGCTATCATCTATAATATCAAAGAGCAAACTTGGTATGACACCCCGTTAGACCGCACAGCGGGAACTTATGATACTTCGTTTAATAAGCCCATCTTGGCAGGACAGGACGTCCGCACCACAGTGGACTCAATCGCTGCTGGCAGTGATGGGGTGATTTATCACACGGCCACAACTGCAGACTTGAAGGCTATATGGGTGCATGAAGAAGGATTGAACTCAGTGTCGACTAACGACGTCAACTCTATCCGGTCTTCTTTCACCACCGGTAACTTTGCGTTTACATCTGGGAGTCCTGATGCAGGCGGTCAGCACCTGCAAGGTAGTACAATGACCACCAAGTTAGATAGGATTGAATGGGATGGGTTTATCAAAGGAGAACAAACGGTTAATATTATCTCTCGACAATACCCTCATTCTGATGATATAATCACCAGTGATCTGGTTTTGGACTCGAAGATAAATACGTTTAACGAGCAGGGTGGTATTATGCAATTAAAAATAACCTCTGATGTAATAGATGGCGACTTCTTTGTGGGTAAACCATTTATCACAGCATTTACAACCGACAGAAGGAGATAACATG